TATGGCTCAAGCGCAAACATCGGTGGCCAGTATGAGGAGCGATTTGCGCCAGGTGCCGTTCGCTCGGTCAATGACGTCAAGTTGTTCTATGCACACGAAGAACCAATCGGCCGCATCATCGAAGGACGCGACACCGAGCGCGGCTACGAGATTGTGGCAAAGGTATCAGACACTCCACGCGGCAACGAGGTTCTAACCCTTATGCGCGATGGCGTTCTAAACAAGTTTTCGGTCGGCTTTATCCCGCTGGAGTCACAGCGCGATGGCCAGACTGTAACCCGAACCGCCGTTGACCTCAAAGAGGTTAGCGTGGTCGCGTTCCCAGCATACGCAGGGGCGTCAATCGAACAAGTTCGCGAGGAGCAACCAGCCCCAACCGAACCCGACACTAACGAAAGCGAGGCTCCGATGGCTGAAAACATCGAGCTAGACGTTCGCGCCGTTCAGGACGAAGTAGCGGAGCTCCGCCGCGTAGTCGAGGCCGGTCAGACCGTTGCACCATCAACCCCTGCAGAGTTCAAGTTTCGCAGCCAGGGCGAGTTTGCTAAGGCACTCGTTACCGGCGACGAGGACGCTAAGACTCTCGCACGAACCGCAAGCACCTCGGCAGATACCGTAGCCCTGCCAGGCTGGTTGGGTTTTGTAAACAACCTCATCGACAACAACCGCCCAACTCTCGCCGCTTTCTCGCGTGCAGCCCTGCCAGCCAGCGGCCTTACCGTCGAGTATGCAACCGTCACCGCGAACACTCTCGCAGTCGGTGCACAGTCGGCAGAGAACGACGCTCTCTCATTCGGTAACATCACCATCGATTCGGTTTCGGCAAGTGTCGCAACCTATGGCGGTTACACCTCGTTCTCGCGTCAGACCATCGAGCGCAGCTCGGTGCCTTACCTGAACACCGCATTCACCGGTCTTGCAATCGCCTACGCATCGGCAACCAACGCCGCAGTAGTCGCAAAGCTCGCAGGCCTCACCTGGACTGGCAAGATCATGGATGCAGACGGCGGCACTGCAGCATCGCTACTCGAGGGCATCGCAAACGGTGCAGCCTACATCAAGGCACACTCGGGTCTCGCTCCAGAGTTCATCCTCGCTGCTCCAGACGCCTACATCAACATCATGAAGGTTGCCGGCAACGACGGCCGCCCAGTGGTCAATGTTGCAGGCGCAGGCGTCAACAACATCGGTTCGGCAAACGTGCCTGGCCTCACCGGCTCGGTCTTTGGCCTGCCAGTAATCGTTGACCCACAGCTGGCAACCGGTGTCGTCTACCTGGCTAACTCGGCTGCAGTGCAGACCTTGGAGTCGGCAGGCGCACCAGTTCGTTTGACCGATGGCGACATCACCACTCTCACCGACTCGGTTTCGGTCTACGGCTACGCCGCTGTAACCGTTCCATTCGAGGGTGCAATCGTCAAGCTCGACGTAACCGCTTAGTAGGTGCCTTGTGGCGTTGACAATCTCTGTAGCAGACCTTCAGGCCTACATCGGAACCGATGAGACCGGGGAGTTTATTAGTTCATGCCTGCACGCAGGCCATGACCTAGTAGACCGCTATCAGGGAACGGCAACAGTTCCAGACCAGATTCATGTTCAATCTGTATTGATCACTGCATCGGAATTGTTTCACCGTAGGTCGACGCCACAAGGCATAGCCCAATTTGCTAGTGCAGATGGCCAGCCGGTTCGAGTCGCCCGCGACCCAATGATTGCCGTCTATCCTCTGCTACTTCCGTATGTTGGGTTCGGCGTATGAGCGAGATAACTGCAGCTAAAGCGGAATTGAAACTTGACCTAACGGCCGCCGGCCTCAAGGTTATGGAGTTCGTTCCCGAGCGAATCATCCCGCCAATCGTCATCCTTACCGCAGATTCCCCTTATGTTGTTGGCGTCACTGTAGACCGCGAATACGACCTGCAAATGCAGTTGGTATGTGTGGCTGCAACCGCCACCAACAAAGTCGCTACAGATGCCCTCGATGCCCTAATTGAGGCAACTCTGAACGCACTACCGACCTATGTGGCATTCAAGTCAGTAGGTCAGCCCTATGCTCTCCAAGCGAACAACGCCGAGTATCTGGCCGCCAACTTTTCTATCAACCTGCAAATCACAATCTAGGAGATCGCCTCATGGCCGCATCAACTCGCATCACCGCGCGCAACATCATCTTCAAAATTGGCACTACCGACTACGCATGCGACGCCAACAAGGTCGAGCTCACCTTGGGCGATGCCCCTGGCGACGTTCAGACCTTTTGCGAGCAGCGTGTTGGTGGCCAGTGGACTCTCAACCTTGAGGGTGTAACCTCGGGTGACGCAACCTCGCTCTACCGTCTGCTTTGGACTAACTTTGGCACCACTGCCGCGTTCACCATCGCACCAAACGGAAACTCGACCGAGGGCGCAGCACAGCCTCACTACAAGGGCACCGTCAAGTTCGACATGCTCCCACCGATGGCTCTCAACTCGAACGAAGTAACCAAGTTCACCGTCTCGCTCACCGTAGACAACACCACGCACAACCCTGCATCGGGTATCTACTACGGCGTAACCCTCGACGCTACGGTCTAACCATGGCAGACCCGGCTGGCATCAAAGTAGCCGGTCTAAAGCAGGCCATCAAAGCCCTGCAGCAGATCGGCGTTCCAGCAGACGCAGTAAAAGCGGCCAACGCTCAAGCAGCAGAAACCGTTCTTGCAGCTGCTAGACCTTTGGTGCCAGTCAGGTCGGGTCGACTATTAGGCACGCTACGCGCCACTAAAGCACTCAACCGAGTGAGCGTGTCAGCGGGTCGAGCCTCGGTGCCGTATGCGAACCCTATCCATTGGGGTTGGTTCCGTCGCCACATTCAGCCGACGCCCTTTTTCGTGAAAGCCCTTGGCTACACTAGAGAGGAAATCTATCAAAACTATTTTCAGCAGCTAGAGCGTCTAGTGGCCGAAAATGAATCAAAGGGGATACCAACAGAATGAGCATTATCGAAACCCTAACCATGGCTGAAATCGATGAAATCGCAGCTCTATCAGGCCGCGACTTTTCAGAGATCATGGACTCGGGAATTAAACCTGGCCGCGAAATGGCATCGCTGGCATGGGTTCTTGAAAAGCGCACCAATCCAGGGGCGTCAATCGATAAGTTTCGTGCCATGAACATGGCCGAAATGGCCGAGTTTCTTAAGGGTTTCACTAGCGACCCAAAAGAGGCAAATACCTTGAGCTAATGGCTAGGTTCTGTATCCGGTTTGGTTATACACCGGAACAGTTTGCCAAGTTCACGGTCGAGCAAGTATTAGCGTTCTATCGAGAGGCATCAGATGAGTCTGGTTCTTAATGTTGAGATTCTTGGCGAGTTCAAGAAACTAACATCAGCGACGACTGGTGCCCAGAGTGAGTTGCAGGGTCTCAACAACAAAATTTCTGGTTTCGCATCATCCGCTAAGCGTATGTTCGCAACTATTGGGCTTGGTCTATCCTTTGCGGTGATCACTCGCCAACTCGAAGAAGCCACTAAAGCCGCTATCGATGACCGTAAGAGCCAAGAGTTGCTTGCTAACGCGATGCAAAACACTGGCCTAGCAACCGATGCGACGATTGCATCAGCCGAGAAATACATCGCCAAGATGCAGCGCAGTGCAGCCGTTGCCGATGATGATTTGCGACCCGCCTACCAAAAACTATTCATCGCTACCGGTGACGTTGAACAGTCGAATCGCCTTCTCCAAATTGCTCTCGATGCCTCTGCAGGCAGTGGTAAAGGCTTGGACGTCGTTAGCCAGGCGATGGCAAAAAGTCTCGCTGGTAACGATGCGGCACTTGTAAAACTCATTCCATCGCTAAAGGGTTCTAAAACACCCATCGATGATCTGGCAGCTGCTTTCGCTGGCTCCGCTGAAAAGGCCGCGAATCTCGACCCTTACCAGCGCATGCAAGTTATGTTCAGTGACATTCAAGAGCAAGTTGGGACTGCTATGTTGCCTATCTTGGACAAGCTCTCGACTTGGTTGGCATCGCCAAAGGGCGAGGAAACAATTCAAAAGGTCGTTGATGTCATTCAGAAGATGTTGGGTTGGCTTACCGCTACGGTCGAATGGGTCGCAGCTAATGGTGACTGGCTGGCACCATTAACTACCGGCATCCTCACCGTTGTTGGCGCGTGGAAAGCCGTCACTCTCGCAGTAAACGCAACTAAGGCCGCTATCGGTTTGGCTACGGCTGCACAGGTCGCTTTCAATGCAATTAGTGGTGGCACTGGTGGCGTTTCGATACCCAAGACCAAGGTGCCAACCGGTTCGACTGGCAACATCTTAAAGAATCTAGGGCCATGGGCATCATTGGCAGGTCCTATCGCTGCCGAGTTGCTTTTGGTTGGTTCGATTCCCGGTTCAACTCAACAGACCTCTGGCGGCGGAGTCAAACTTGGTACACCTATCACAGTGCCTAATTCGCCAGCCATCGTAAATAACGTTACGGTAAACAACAATCAGGGAACTGTAACCGGCTCGGACATCACAAACCTACTCAAGCAATTCAGTAACGCGACGGGCACCAACTAATGACCATCGCAAATTTCGACATCACTCAGAACCTAAAAGTCGAACTCTATCTGCCATTCACCCAGGGCGCATTCATCATCGGCGTATCAAACCTTGGCGGCACCGATGTTCTAACTAACGGCGGATTCTTTGTAGTCGGCGTATCAAACCTTGGCGGCACCGATCTCCTAGGTGACTCGAGCACATACGCGTTTAGTTGGCAGCCAATCCAAGCGACCATCTCTAAAGTCGACATGCAACTAGGTGGTTCCCAGAATGCCGGTATTTCATACACGGCCGAACCAAGTAGCTGCAATTTCGAGATGCAGTCATGGACGTTTGACCCGAACAACAATTCGGCGGTTCGTAATGGTACCCCATTCCGTATTCGCCTAGTCGCTACAGGCGTCGATGAAATTCTTTTCAATGGCTTTATCGAGACGATGAACATCAAGTATCGGCCAGATGCCCCGAACCTTATCAATGGTTCAGCATTCGATGGATTCAAGCGTTTTGCTAACAAGCGTGTGACCTATAACACGATCGGAACGCCGGATACCGTGGCCGAGTTGCTGGGTATTCTGGCAAGTAACGCTGGTGTAACGGTCAGTGGCTCGAACTCGCCAGGTATTGTAAACATGGCCGGAGCAACTAAGACCAGTGAGCTCACCGGCAACATCATAAAAGAGCTGTTGGAAACTCAACTTGGTCTACTATGGCTAAACCCACAATCGGGTGCCATCGAATACCGTGACCGCCCAACCACTGCACTATCACCAACTTACAGCGTCGGCAACAATCACGGCGAGGCTAATCACTTGTGTATGAGCGACCTAACCGTCAACCAAAACCCAGACGATCTAGTTAACTCGATTCTGGCCACTATGACCAGCGACGGCACTAAGACGCTGCTACGCGAAAACACCGACTCGATTCAGCTCTATGGTCAACTCTCCGACAACGTGACGGTAAACGTCGCAACCGAGGCCGAATTGGCGACTTGGATGAACGTTGCCTTTATTGAACGACCAAAACAGTTGGTCAAGAATGTAACCACCCCGGCTATTGACCGAACCGGAACCCTAACCGCAGCCGCAACTTTGCAGCTTGGTTCGCCGATCAAGGTCAAGTATCAAACGAGCAACATCAACATCGACCAGAACTATCAGGTGACACGTCTACGGCATTCCATAGACCCAAACCAATGGTTTACTACGCTAGAACTATGGAGAGCAAGCTAAATGGCCTATAAAACTTTTGTGAACGGATATGCGCTTACAGCATCCGAATTGAACAGTTACCTAATGAATCAGTCGGTTATGGTGTTCGCTGATTCGACTGCACGCTCGGCAGCCCTTACCAGCCCGACCGCTGGCATGGTTACATTCTTGACCGGCACCAGCTCACTCGAACTCTACAACGGCAGCACATGGGCAGCAATCACTGGCGCAGGAACCAACCTAAACCGCCCAATCATCACCAGCGCACACGAGACCACAACCGTCTCGGCAATCGCCGCCACTGGCACTATCAACTATGACGCAGATACCCAGGGCGATTTGGTTTACACCACTAACGCGACCGGTAACTTTGTTTTGAACGTTCGTGCCTCGGCCGCTGTAACTCTCAATACTCGCCTAGCCGTAGGTGAATCACAAAGCATCGTATTTAGAAACACGAACGGCGCGACCGCCTACTATATGACTAGCCTCACTATCGACGGCACAACCCAAACCGTGAAATGGCTGAATGCTGCACCAACTGCAGGTAACGCGTCAGCTCTCGACGTTTATAGTTTCGTGATCACCAAGACCGCCACCAACACCTACATCGTTCTAGGTTCCCTAGCAAAGTTTGCATAGCCATGAGTCCAATCGTTACTAGCCTCGGTGGCCTATCGATTTACTCATTCGGTTTTGGTCGCGGCGGTGCCAGCGTTTATTATGCGCTGAATTTCAAACATTCAACAGCTATAGGTTATGGTGGTTGGCTAGATCTAAATAGCTCGGGAATACTCTCCTGCATGGTCAATACATCGACCACATCGAACTACCTACAAATCGACGGAGCAGGCACTCTTGGTTCAATGTATGGATGGACTACCAATTATGGCACTCTAACTTATTCGGTAAAAAATGATTCAACTGGAAACCTAGTTTTTGTTGGAACAATACCAACTGGCCAGATAAATGCAGAAGTAGTAAAAGCAACTAAGACTGGTTCAAAAACATGGTCGCGAACTTATACCCCAGCAGGAACTAATTCATCTGAGGGTGGTCGCCTCGATCTCGACGCATCGGACAATATTTACCTAGTAACCAAACGAGAATACAACTTAAGCGGCGGCCGCTGGCAGGTAATCAAATACAATTCGGCTGGCACAATCCAGTGGCAAAAAGACATTCTTGGGAGTACCTGGAACGATGGTTGGGATATTGCAGCATCAGATTCAGATGGTTCAGTAATCACGACTGGTTCTATTAGTAACAGCTCTCGGCCTACCATATTCAAATTAAATACTTCAGGCACGCTTGTATGGCAACTGGCAAACATGACCGGTGGAAACTATCACGCTATCCCAGCCATCGATAGCTCGAATAATGTTTACATAGGTCGTTCTCTATCAGCTGGCGCAGCAATCGAGAAATTCAATTCTGCAGGCACTTGGCAATGGGGTCGAACTTTTGCACCACTCACTTCAGGTCAAATGGGTATGGCCGTGGATTCAACAGGTAACACATACCTAGGAACATATACCGCTTCGTCAATTGTTATTGCCAAATACAATTCGGCTGGCACAATCCAGTGGCAAAGGCAAATGACTTCATCGTCTGGATCACTTACAACGTCGGAAGGATGGGCAAACATTAGCGCAAATGGCGATTCAATCGCCTTTAGTTGCTACGACGGCGGCAATAACTCTGGCCTTGTATTCAAACTTCCAGCAGATGGCAGCAAATTGGGAACATATGCTTGTGGCACCTATTCATACACTTGGGCAGCTAGCTCGGCAGTAGATGCAGCACTAACGAATAGCTGGTCAGACCCCGGCATGAGTGTCACCAACGCCACTGGCACGGATGCCGCTGGCAGCCTATCCCTTTCGGCATCAAGCGGATTTACCAACACTAAGAAAGTGATTCCATAATGGGCTATTTCATCGACCCACAAGGCAACTATCCACGCCACGCAGGCGACGTTCAAATCGACGTGCCAGGCTGGAACGAAGAAACCGACGCACTCCCAGACGGATGGGTGAACGTCGAACCAGGTAACGTGCCAGAAATCCCAGACGGCCATCAGCTCATCGAACTAGCACCCAAGCTCTCACGCGGCAAATACACCCGCCAATTCGCAACCCAGCCAATCGAGCCAACCCTATGACGCCGCCATCCATGACCGAAAACGATCTACTAATCCAAATCGTTAGAGACGTCGCAGAAATTAAAGCAGGCCTACGCGGCTATAAAGAACTCGAACAGCGCGTCATGTGGCTAGAAAAACGCATGTGGCTATTCATGGGCGCAGCCGGGTCAATCGGCGGCGGAATCGTAGCAATCGTTCAAGGAGCAGTAAACAATGGCTAACGTCTACTATTACGACCCATTCCCAGGCACCCGAGGCGATGAACTTGGCAACATGGCCGCCTACCGTAAACACCCACACCGTGGTTCGGACTGGTCAGGCAACGCAGGCAAGATCATCAAAGCCATCACCACTGGCCGCGTAAAAGCCGTATTTTCAACCGAGGCATTAGGTAACTGCCTCATCCAAAAAACCGGTGATGGCCTATGGCTGCTCTACGCACACATGGCCGAACCGTCAAGCCGCAAAGTTGGCGAAATGGTTATCGGTGGACAAACCGCCATCGGAGTAGTCGGCAACACCGGAACCGCCACTACAGGCGCACACCTACACTGTGGACTAGCCAGCGACAACAACCCAGCCGCATGCGCCTACGACGACCTAATCGACCTGCACAAGCACATCGACACCCACAAAGACCCTGCAGCTGCAACCCCAGCAAAGCCAGCACCGAAAAAGGCACCGGCCAAAAAGTGAAAATCTGGCGCAAAATCGGGGCACGCGGAATCGCCTGGATCATCACAAAAGTAGCTGGCACCGGCGGCGGACTAGCCTTAGCAGGCGTAAATACTTGGACTGCACTCGGTTGCGCCGCATGGGTTGGCGCACTCGAATACGCAGAAGAAGTCTCAAAGCAATACTTGAACGACGGCCAAATCACCGAGGCCGAACTAAACAAGTCAGCGAAACGCCTACTCGACTCACACGAGGATAAGAAAAAAGGCAAGTAATGCTATAGTGACCTTTGCGGGTCGCCTCTAACCGGTAACTTGGGAGATAGCCAACCAGGGGCGGCACCGCGCTAAACAAAGGGAGCAACAAACATGGCATGGGACGCCTCTAAATACACCGACGTAAACACACGCATCAGCCAATTTTGGGAAACATACCCACTCGGCCGTATTCACACCGAAATCGTTCTAATCAATGAACGCGAAGTCGTAATAAAAGCCAGCGTCTACACCGACCGCGACGATACCCGCCCGGCATCGATGGACTTTGCCCAAGAATCAGTATCAGACCGCGGAGTAAACTCAACTAGTTGGGTAGAAAACTGCAGCACATCAGCGATCGGCCGCGCACTCGCAACCCTCGGATTCAGTCCAAAGGGTGGAGCACGCGCATCGGTCGAGGAAATGCAAAAGGTTATTCGCGTCTGGAAACAACGCGCAGACACCGCAGCTCTAACAGGTGACGTCGATGCCCTACGCCGCATGCGTGCCCAAGCAGTAGCCGACAACCTAAACCACGAAATCATCGAGCACATCACCGCACTCGGAATCAAAGCCGCCGAAAGTCAAAAGACCGCCTAATCGAAAAGGGGTAACGATTAGACGGCCACACGACCAACGCGTGCAGAAATAGCCTATAGTAAAACAACGACTTGCTGGAGTCATAAAACACCAGCCCTCGGTCTAGTCGACCAGGCACCGGCCGTTAGAGGGCGTCGGTGTGGCATACCCAAACGAATAACTTAGCCGCAGCTTGGGTCGATTCCTAGAGAGTAGGAAAGAGTGATTAGATCGCCGCAGAACGTGTCTACCCGGCGGAGCATACAAAGGTCTAACCACATACGGCGTAGACAGTCACCATCGCAAGACGTGACCCATGAAAAAGCCCGATAGCCTTTATACGGCAGCAAAAAAGTCGGTGGAGTGGTTTAGCGTTAAGCCATTCCCTACCCTCCAACCATTGCCGGCAGGCAAACATCCATCAGAAAGGGCTCCAGAAATGGCAGTAGTAACGGTCAGCGGTAACGCAGTGATCATGAACAAAGACAAGCAGGCAACCGACCTCGCACCAAGTCGATTCAAGATTTGGGAAAAAGCAGTATTCGAGAAACGAGACGGCACCACCTACGAGGCGAACATCCTTTGGTATTGCTGGTTCGATGCACCGGTCACTCTCAAGCTGAACGATATGGATGGCGAAACTTGGGTCGAGGTTCGAGGCGAGTTGACCGTGAAAAAGGGCAGCTATGAAAAGGATGGCGAGACCATCGAAGTTATCGAACGCCACTTGAACAAGTGTGAGCTGCTGAACGCTAACGAACCAAAGGCTATCGATGCTTGGGCTGGAGTAACCAGCGACAACTCGAATGAGCGTGCAAAGCAGTGGGATTCTGCTCGTAACTACACGCTTGGCCACATCGTTGCACCTACGGCCGAACAGCCGTTCTAATGTGGTGCCTCATCATCGAGGGGACACCAATCCCCCAGGGGAGTAAGACCGCTCGTGCTATTGGTGGCCGGGCGGTCATGTTTGAGGCGAATAAGAAACATAAACCTTGGCGGGCTTTGGTAACTGAACGTGCCAGGCAATACATCAGCGATCATGGCCATGAGCAACTAACAGGGGCTATCGCTTTATCGGTCGATTTCTACATGCCACGGCCTAAAACCAATAAGCGTGATTACATGACTACTAAGCCGGACTTGTCTAAGCTCACACGTTCTATTGAGGATGCTTTGGTGGATGCTGGGGTGATGCGGGATGATTCGCAGATAGTTAGGATTTTCGCCAATAAGAAATATGCCGACACGGTGCCGCCTTGTGTTGTGATTTTCTTGCATCCCATGACATAACCCTGTATAGTCAATTGTGACAGCAAGGGGCTGTTAGAAAAAGGGGAATCATGAACTACATCAAACTAGCCATCGGCGTCGTATCGACATCAGCAATCCTGGCACTCAGCCAATCACTCGACGGCCAAGCCCAAATGCTACTCGCAGGCGGCATCCTCGGCTTTATCGTTATCGCGATCATGGTGGCGGCAAAGTAATGGGAATCTTTAGCCGGGCACGCAACACCGACCCAATCACCTCACACGAGGCAGCTGCAACAATCACCGACCTAGCGTTTCACACACGCATGGAAATGGTTCACTTCCTGCTATTCATGGAACTAACCGACGAGCGACTTGTATTTTGGTTCAACCAGATGGCAAAAGACGGCGTATGCAAGCCAGCAAGCCCACAAGGGATTCGTTCAGCCAGGGCGAAACTTGTTGAGGCAGGCAAAGTCGAGGCAGTGCCAGACCGCTTTGGCAAAACCGAAATGGGCAACAAATGCCACATCTGGCGACGAGTCCAAGCATGACCCGCCCAACCAAATGCTCGCAATGCGCCAACCCACACCGCTCAAAAGGCCTCTGTGAAATGCACTACCGCCGCGAATACCGCAAAGTGCACCCAGACGCCAAACCAGACCCAAACCGCCGCAAATACCAGCGGGCACCACAACCAACCCAACTCCACGTCCTAAACTCCGCAGCTGAAAAAGAACGCCGGGCATACACTAACGGCCTTTGGGAATTCGTCAAGAAAGAACTTGGACTATGAGCCACAACCACACAACTAAATGCCCAATCCCAGATGATCTATGCGCCGCCTACAAAGAACAGAAACGCATCATCAAACTCATCAATGACCGCACAAGCTCGATGCAGAACGCATTCAGCGGATGGGACGAGGCACATCGAATAATCGCGCTTATCAAGGGAGAGAACAAGTGAGCTGCAAACTATGCGACCAGCCAACATCAGCCCTAGGCCTATGCAAAAAACACTACCGGGCAGACCTACGCGCACGACATCGAGCCAACGAACCAATCCGGCCACACCGCAAAACCAGCTACTACCAAGATCTACTCGAATCAATCAAAAGGGAACTAGGGAAATGACCGAAACACCAGGGCAACACGTCAGAGCCCACTACATCAAACTCGGAGCCAACCAAGAACGCCAAGCATGGCTAGAGGCCATAGCCGCCTGTAGAGAGGCACTAAACGAGATTCGTGTATCAACAGACAACACAATCACTAAAACCCTCGTAGCGACCGCCAACGAGACACTAGACAACGTTGAGAGACTGGCAGATGCAAACACCAATCTATGAACAAGTCATAACCGACATGACCCGCCTCACCGCCTCAATCGAACGCCGTACCATCCAAGCCTGCATCGACGAAATCAAAATCGCCTACCCCGCCGGCCGTAAACGAACCAAACAAACCAGCGAAATCATCGACCTACTAGACCGACTAACACGGAGCGGAATCAATGGCTGAATGGCATAGCAGTAACGAATGGGTCAAAGCACGCGCCTACGCCAAAACAATCCTCGAACCCTACTGTGTAACCTGTGGCAAACATCTAGAGGGCAAAGACTGGACAATCGACCACATCATCCCACCAGGCGACGGCCAACCAAACCACAACATCGAAAACCTACAATCCATGTGCCGCGAATGCAACAGCCGCAAACAAGACCGGGTATACAAGCGTGCCACCTGGATGAATCCGAAGTGGGGCTAGAACAACATGGGGCGGCATACACAAAGGGGCATGGGTATGGGAGCGCGATACACGCTCACACTTCACACGATCCAACAAACACTCGCAGCTCACAACAACAAAGCACAACGCAGACGCTATGGGTATGGGCACAGGGCAGGGCAGGCATACTGGTCAATGCTCCACAAAATAACTAAGCAAATGTTGTTGAAAGTAAACCAACTACTAACGAATCGAGCCATGAATGACAAATTCAACAA